AAGCGATTTCTATTCCAAAATCAAAATATCCAGCGATTAAATCACTAATAGTATGTCCAAGAAGAGCACCATATAATGCACCATTTACACCAAGGCCACTAAAATAATTATCAATATGAATACCGGTTAACGCAGATAAAGCAACAATAAAATTGTCAATAAATCCAAATGAAAATCCTTTCAACATTATTATATATTATAAACTAATATATAATAAATTACCATTTGGTTTTTTTTACATTAATAGAGGTAGCGGCTTTTTTCTTTGATTTATTAGGGTCATAAGCTTCGTCTTCATCATCAGAACCTAGATTTTTAGAAATATCCCAAAATTCTTTAGACCCAAGTTTGAAGTCTGGTTTTTTTTCAGCTTTATACCAAAAGATTTGATCATTTAATTTATTTGACTTTGCATTATTATTAATAACTAAACATTCATAGTTTTCGGTAGTTTGGTCCATTACTGCACAGAAAGCCTCTAAAGTGGGAAACATACTGGCATAATTTTCCCATATTCTTTTACGATTTGTTAAATAGGGTTCACGTAAAATGAAAACGTAATCAATATTAGTTCTTAAATTGGGAGGTATACCTAATGGGTATTGCATAGTAATAATAAGCATGATTTTCCAATGACGACCATTCATAAATAATAACCTCATCATCTTATCACGTGTCCATGATTGGTCATATAAGCAATCGTCTAATATAACAAATGCTCTAGGATCTATAGTTGTTCTCCTCTGAGATTTAATCTCATTATTCATTTGTTTCAAAACTGTTTTTTGCCTTCTCAATATATTTTCAATTAAAACAGTATTATATTCTTCATGAATAAACAATTTCGGAACATGAGCAGAATAAAAACCGTTACCTGCTTCAGTTCCTGATATAACTGTTCCTATGGGAATATCTTGATGATAATATAATAAATCTCTAACAAGAAATGATTTACCAGTATCACGTCTCCCAATCATAACAATTACAGGACCTTTATTCTCATCTGGCTTAAAGGTAATTTCTTTCATATTAAATTTTCTCATTTCAAGTGTCATCTTAAATATTAACTTTACTATATCTTCATATTAATTTATAGCACTTTGAACGTGCATGTTATTAGTTTAAATATCTTAATAATAATGTTTTAGTCAATTATATATAAATTTTAATAATGCCTAAATTTAATTTGTCTTATCATCGGGTCATAAATACTTCTTATTTTTATGATTTATCTTTATGTAATCTCCAATTTTACAATCCTTTGTATAATGAACTATTTAATTTAGATGAATCTACTTATAACAAGATATCATTGAATCACAAATATCAATGTATATCATCAAACAAAATTTGTAATACTGAAAATAAAGAAGTTTTAGAGAAAGATTATTTTGTAAAGTATTCTCCACTTATTGACCCTACCAAATATATGTCAGGTAAGTATTTGAAAGAAAATATTAAGCTTCCAAGTATTGTTGATACTTCAGCAAATACTATGTCTAAAATATTAAATCCAAATAATGCATCATATGTTGATAATTTCTTTTATTACTTAAGTAGTCAACTACTAAATCACCACAAATTTAAAAGTGGTATTGATTATTATGGTTCTTTTATGTGTAATCAAAATAAATTTAAATATGATATTTCAGATGATTTGGAATATTTATATTCTTCAGAATTTTTTAATTCAAATGTAAATGTTCTATTTAATGTTGAAGACTTGGGAATAGAATATATGAATTTTGGTTCTCGTGCCAATAAAAAAAAATTGTGTATTGAGAATACGTCAATTGCAATTGATATCGATGAATTAAAAAGTGATATTGATTTTGATTTGATAAATAGTAATGAAATAGATTTAGAATCAAGTTTAATCTTTAAAGATGAAAAACAATTAGATAAAAATGAAAATAAATCTGATAGTGACTCTGAAAGCAGTGATGATAGTGAGGTATGTTATTCAACGGATGATGAAAATATTGAATTAAATAATCAAGAAGATAATAATAATGCCGATAGTAAAAGTGATTCATCAGATAGTTCATCTGAAGACACTTTAACAAGTGATTACAATGATGATAAATTTGCATTTATTGATAATTTCCCAGTTCAAGCAATTTGTATTGAAAAATGCGATGGAACACTTGATAGATTATTTGAAACTGGGGAAATAACCAGTAGTGAAGGGATATCTGTTTTATTTCAAGTTATTATGACACTATTAACCTATCAAAAAACATTTTATTTTACACATAATGATTTGCACACTAATAATATTATGTATATGAATACAGATATTCCATATTTATACTATAAATTTAATAAATCCTTTTATAAAGTTCCCACTTATGGTAAAATTTATAAAATTATAGATTTTGGAAGAAGTATTTATAGATATAATAATCGTATTTTTTGCAGTGATAGTTTTGACCATGATGGTGATGCATCATCACAATATAACTGTGAACCTTTTTATAATGAAAAGAAAGCAAGAATAGATCCTAATTTTAGTTTTGATTTATGCCGTCTTGGTTGTTCTATTTATGATTTTATTATTGATGAAACAGATAACGAAAAAGAATTTAATGAACTACAAAAAATTGTAAAATATTGGTGCACTGATGATGAAAATAAAAATATTTTATATAAAAAGAACGGTGAAGAAAGATACCCTAATTTTAAATTGTATAAAATGATTGCAAGAACAGTTCACAAACATACTCCAGAAGCACAATTAAAAAATAATATATTCAAAAAATTTCAAATAAATAAAGTAGATTTTGATAGTTGTGATTTAGATAATTTGATAGATATTGATAACATACCATCCTATATTTAATCAGGAAATTTTATTCGTTATATATTATATAACGAATGAAGAGTAAAAAAGATACAAAAAAAATACAAGTAAAACAAAAAAAGAAAACAAGAAAAAACCAAACCAATAAAAAGAAAACGAAAAAAGAATCTTGTAAAATTGGCAGTGGTCGCACTTATAGAAAAAGAAGAAGAAGCCAAAAAACTTGTGCAATTTGTTTAGAAAAAATACGTAAAAATGATTTAATTTACACTGAATGCATGCATCCTTTCCATATAGAATGTTTAAAACAATGGTGTGACAAGAATAGAAGTAAACCTATTGTTCCTTGTCCATATTGTAGACAATCAATAAATGGAACCTGCAGTGATATACACGAAATTGATTATGAATTCCAATTTGAAGAAGGAGAAACAATACCACCTATGGTAAATATTCCCCGATGGTATACAGGGAATGTTTTTCCAGAAAGATTCCCCACACCAGAATCACCAGAAGATAGCCCACCACTAACACCACCATTATCCCCACCATTTCCACCAGGAGGCACCCCACCCTCACCAATGTCTGTATCTACAATTACTCACTTTATACCACAAACTCCTTCAGAATCTCCAAATTCATCTCCTGACGAATCAACCATGGATGTTGTAGAAATAATAGAGCCTTTAGAACCAAACATTTCCAACTCCTTATCTCCAATTCAACCAACAAATTCACTTTCACCTGAATCAAGAATAAATCGTAATCAATATGATGAAACATTAAACAGAATGTATGATAGATTAAGGCAATAGAAAATTCATACATTTGATTTCATATATAAAGTGACAGGGTTATCATTGTAATTTTCATATATAACCTGACCACTTGTTTTAAAATTAGATCGAAAATGTTTCATTTGTTCTTTTATAATTGTTCCATTAGAACAACTATAGCAAATATTTTTCACATCAAAAGATTTCATAATTTCAGCACATTGTGCACATGGCACAGAATTTGAAAAATTATCAGAATCAGATAAACGAACAACATACATGGTTAATTTGTTTTTGATATTCTTTTTTATACATTTTCTTAGCACATCTATTTCTGCATGGCAAGTAGTATTTTCACGAATTAATCCATCTTTTGAATAACTACGATATTTATTATATCCACGTGCAATTACTTTTCCAGACGAAACTGCAACACAACCATGTCTATACAAAATATCTGATTTTTTTGCTTCTTCTGCTGCCATATTTAAATATCTAGAATCTGAATTAGTTATTTCAAGTGTCATTTATTTGATTTATATAATTTTATTTAAATCAATTATAATTTAAGTCTTTTGAAAATTTTTATTATATAATCATTTATTTTTTGGATTTCTTAGATTTGTTATTCTTAGCTTTCTTAGAATTGTTTTTCTTTGTTTTCTTTCCACCTTTTTTGGATTTATTGTTTTTACTTTTACTACCTCTCTTTGCTGTCTTTCTTTTGTATTTCTTTCCACCTACAGCATCTTCAGTAGGTTCAGTAGATTCAGCAGCAGGTTCAGCAGCAGGTTCAGCAGCAGGTTCAGCAGCAGGTTCAGCAGCAGGTTCAGCATCAGATATCTCCATATAAACTAATTCGTGATCACTTGCTTTAGAAACCCCATCCTTATCCAAATTATGTTGCTGTTCGCATGTATAAATTTTAAGTTCTCCCGACTTTGGGTATGCAAATACTTTATCTCCTTTATTAATGTAATCTGCTACAGTTATTCCATGATCAGGGTGGATATGATCAGAGTGGATTTTCTGTTCGTGTTTTTCAAGATTTTCTTTTTTATGTTCTGCACTGTCATCTCCTTGATAAAAACCATCATATTCTTTTCTATTATCTTTGTTACCCATACTATCCCAATTATGACAGCATGATGCAGGGGATTCACCTTCATATTTAGCTTTTACTTCATCATGAACGCCAAATTTAAAATTAAATTCTGTAATAGCATCATATCTATCGTTAAAATCACCCATTATATAAGCTTTTTTAACTTCTTTAGTTCCTACAAATTCTTCTACTAACTTTTTTAGTTCATTTTTATTATTTTCTTCCATATACTTACTAAACTCATTTGGTTTTTTTCCAAGTCCTGGATTTTGAGCACCATGCATATTCACAAGTAAAGTACCTTTTTCTGTTAAAGCCATTAAAATAGGACGACCTGATTGATTTGAATTATCCACAATTCTAAATGTTTCATTGGTATCAGAATCGTCTTTCGCAATTTTAATATTTTCTTCTTCTCCAAACACTATATTTTCTTCTTTTTCATTAACTATTAAACAAAGTGCAGGTTCAGTATTAAATGGAGTTCCTTTAGATTTACAATACAATTTATAAGAATATTCTTCTCCAAGTTCTGATAACATTTTTTTAACAGCATCTGTTCCTGTTCCCGAACCTTCGGCTGTAAGGTTCATCTCTTGAAGACCCACTGCAAGAGGTTTATGGTCTATGATAAATTGTTTTAAATGATTCAAAGCATTAGTCCAAAATGTGCGTTCTGTTCGTCCATCATTAGCTCCCGGGTCACGATGCATAAAAGTCATCTCACTTACTCCTTTCAGATTTCCATTTGTAATTCTTTCTTGAAGTTTTTCATTAGAAACATTTTTAAAAGCATCACTTGCCCAACTCATATTATAAGTTCCTAGTACAACCATACTTGAAATCTATAAAATATAAGGATATTTTTATATTTTATAAAATAAAACCATCTTCTCTGTATTTTTTTCCTAAAATAATAACTGAAAAAATACGATTGCGAAGCATGACCCGCCGAATATGAAGGAATTTATAATTTAAATTTTTAAATTATTTCTACGCAGTTACCGTTTAATCTGTGTTCTGGTTTTTTATATTTAAGTTTCAAATGTTCAAAAATGTCTTTTTCTTCTTTAAAATTTTTATTTATTTTTTCTCCTTTTTCTTCTCCTTTCTTTTTTTCATAAAGTCCGTGTTCATTTAATGATAGATTCATAGTTAATGCATGAGACCTCATAACAGTATTAAATTCTTTAGAACCAGTAAAATATAAAATAGCAAAAGGGAATTCATCAGGAGGACTATATAAAAAATCAACTCTTCTAGCTATGTTATAATTTGGCAATTTAGCAATAACTAATGCTTTCGTGTTTCCATAAGACAAAGTTTCTAATATAATTCCGTTTTTAATCATAGAATCAACAAATTCTTTGAATATATTTTGATTTTTTGAAGTAATGATAACATCTATATCACCTGAATTTTCGGATCCTCTTCTGTAACTTCCAACTATTTCATATTTACCATCTTTATAATTTAGTTTATTGAATTCTTTTTGAAAAAGTTTATTATAATCATCAATTTCAAATCTTGGTATATGTTTTTTAATATCTTCGTAGTATTTTAAACCGAGTTTTTGTGTATTATTTAATAGTTCATCCTGTCTATTTTCCAAATCACTTATTTGATATATTCCTTTTTTAACTAGCTCTTCAGCTTTTTTGGGTCCAATTCCGTGTATTTCAATTAACCAATTCATTGGGTTCTCCTTTTCTTTTTCCAAATCTTCCAAAGTTCCTGTTTTTATGTACTGTTCTATTTTTATAATAGTAGAAGCACCAATACCAGGCTTACCTTCAAGTTCTCTAATGTCAGTAATATCATATCTGATAGAAGAAACTGTATTATTTGCTCTAGCATATGCCTTCATTCTAAAAATGTCTCCTCTTTTTTTCATCAACTGCTCCATTCTTTCTAACATCTCCAATATCTGTTCATTGTATCTTCTCTTCTTGCTATTTTTTATTTTTTTTACAGTTTCATTTTTTAGGGTCGGAGAACCTCTCTTCAAAGTGTTTCTTTTTTCGTCTTTTTGATATCTTTTTTTCAATGTTCTAATCATTTTTTGTAAATCTTTCTGTTCATTATTTTCATTTTTATTATTCATATACGAGTCATAGTTCATTATATATATATTATTTACATATAATGATCTAAATTAAAATTCAGGGTCACCTGTGAATACCTCAGTTGATTTTAAATTTAATGATTTATTATCAGTGACAACATCCATTAAATTACCCATAGGACCATTAATATTTGAGTATACAAATAAACACAATACACTAGAAGAAAATACGTAAAAAGAATCACGAATAGTATATTTTAATGGTCTCATACCGTCACTTGAATATTTCATTTCTAATAGTTTCATTATAAAATAGAATAAAGCGACGAATGCTGATAAAAACAATATTTTTTGCATAAAATATATAATTTTCAATTATAAATTTTAATACATTTTGAAACGAATTATCCCTAAATTGGGGGTAACTCTTCTATATCATTCAAAATAACCTCATCGTTTGAAATTTTAGATACTTGTTCGTCTAAAGTGTCAAAACCAGTTAAATTAACAGGTTCTGTAGATATAGTAATTCGTTCATCGTCGTCATCTTCAAAGGATTCTTCTTCTAATTTCCTTTGCAAATTACGAGTAACACTTATATCCTCAAGTCTTTCAATAGTTTTTGGTGCTTCAATTTCATTTACCTTATTATCATCTTCTAATACACTATCCATGTCATTAAATGTAAGCTTTGTGGTAACTTCTTCCTGGTTTAAATCTTGAATTGCTGGCACAATTTCAGGTATAGTTTCTTCTTCCTTTTCTTCCTTTGTTTCTTCGTTGACAGTATCAGTATTATTTTCTGTAGATGTTTCTTCTTTTTTCTCTTCAGGCTCCTCTTCAACATCTTCAATAAATACTTGTTCATCATGTTCTACACCCTCGTCCATATATGCTTTAATAATAGCTTCGGTAGGTATACTTTCACGAATGGCAAGCATAATACATTCTTGAATAATCTTTTCAAGCTCTCTATTATTCATTTGACTTTGCAAGGGAGAAATGTTCTTTTCAAATAAATAAACATTCGAATAAACCTTTCTAGCTACTTGAATATAAACTTTATGAATAAAAGTGTCTACATCAGGTATTGAAATATCAATCTTCTTTTGTTTATTTCCAACACGAATACAGCTTAATATCTTTAATTGAATAATATGAACACAAGTAATTAAATCTTCTAGATAATCACAACCACTTCTTTCAATAATTCTCTTCTTTTCTTCTTCAATAATATTATTGTTCCATTTTGGAATTCTTGATAATAAATTTTGAAATGTCATTAAATATTTATTAATTTCGTCATTATCTACACAAATTTTCCACGATTCATTAAAAACAGACTTAATACCTTCAGTTACAAGTGGTGTAAAAATAGAAACTAAACGTGAACACCATTCGTTTCTAGATTCGTGTAAATTAGATACAACAAAATCATCCATAATATATAGTATTTTAATGGAATACTTTAAGTATTTTTGTTAAGAAAATGTTATGTCTGTTTTATCTTTGTTATAAAGTAAAAAGTTAAATATAGTAAACATAAGCAATTGTTCTGACCTATAATCTAATTTAATTTTTTCATAATACAACATAATTGAACTTTTCAGTAAATTAGTAAAATTAAAAGAGCTTATCCAATCCATTAGATCAATACATGAAATCCCTTTTTCATAAAAATCGTTAATAAATTCAATAATTTCAGCTTGAGCAATATTGTTTAAATCTATATTTTTCATTTTTAAATTAACGTATTCTTTGGAAGATGTTTGGTCTTCAATATTATAATTTATTTTTAAAAATTTATCATGAAGATTAATTAAATTATTATTTTCCATCTGTTCAGGGACGTATATTTCACAAAATCTTGATAAAATTGGAACAAGTAATTTATGTTTATTTTCAACAATGATAAAGAATCGTGTATTATAGGAAAATAATTCTATACATCTACGCAAAGCAGATTGTGCATCGGTTGTTAATGAATCTGCATTTAATAAAATAATTGTTTTGAAATTAACTCCATTCTCAGATTGTAAATTAGATTTTGCAAAGAATTTTAATTCTTCTCTTATAAATTTAATACCTTTTCCATGACTACAATTTACGCTCATTACATTTCTTTTAATTTTAATTTTATCATTATTGTATATTTTATTAATAAAATTATTTACAACAGTCCGCTTACCACTACCAGATGAACCATGAAAAAGAAGATTGGGAACCTTATTTGATTGTAAAAATCCATCAAGTTTTATTACTATATCATTATGTAAATGCAAATTTGGTTTTTGTAAAACATTTTTGTAGTTATTATTCAAAAAAAAGTTTTCAGCCATTATATAATTCTTTTTTATTATTTTATATTCTTTACATCTTTGTTGTTTATTACAAATTAAAGATATATTTATAATTATATTATGGATGATAAACATAAACCAACAGATATAATATGTAAAAATAAATACGGGACTTATATAATTCCAGCATCTCATAATAGACCTGTTACAAGCGAACTAAAAAGAGGTTCTATTTATGAGCCATTTACTATTGAATTTATATTAAAAAATTTTAATAATCAAAGTATTGTTACTGCTGGAACATATATTGGTGATTTTTTACCTGCTTTTAAAAATGTAAATAATGTTTATGCATTTGAACCTGTGGAAGAGAATTATATTTATGCAAATATAAACAAAAAAATTAATTCTCTGAATAATGTAATTTTGGAAAATATGTGTTTAAGTAATATAAGTGACACAAAAAATATGGTTACCTGTATAAATGGAGTATTATGTGGTGGAGGTTCAAAAATTATACAAAATGATCAAAAATCATCAAATAATATTATTGAAAAGGTTAAAAGTATTGAGTTAGATAAATACCTTGATAGCAATATTCCTATTAGTATTATACAATTAGATGTAGAAGGACATGAAACAGAGGTATTAGAAGGCAGTATGCAAACAATTCAAAAATACAAACCTATTATAATAGTTGAAACAAAACCAACCAAAATAATAGAAGAAAAGTTATTTAATATGGGTTATAATTATCATGCTGTAAAACTACATGATAATAAAATAATGTATATTGAGACAAAACATGATTTAAAATTTTAATTTACTTTTCACTTTCATCTTCACTTTCATCTTCACTTTCATCACAAGCAGCTTCGCATAAATATTCCCCTGTGCCTTTCATTTGAACAATATTTTTATCTTTTCCACACAATTGACAAGCAACATCTTGTTGATTATTTGGTTCTTCTTGTACAAATAAAATATCGCCAAGTCCATCATCATCAAAATATCCATCACATAGGACACATTTTTTCCACTGTCCCTGTTGATAAGTATATTCTGTGTCTTCCTCAAAATCCCAATCAGGAGGGAAACGTTCACAATCCATATTTTCACATAATTTAATATTTTCTTCATTATTTATCGTTTGTTCATTCATAGCAATTATTTCACTCATATTAATTATTATTAATTAGTAGTATTTAATACGTTTCATTATATTTAATTGAATTTGTTTAAAAATACATAAAATTGATTAAAAGTATTAATTTATACTTATTAAAAAAGACTATTAAAATGATTAGCTGCACAAATAAAGAATTACAACAATTCTCACATGAACATTACACTTATATCAACCAAATATTTGGCGATGAAGGAGTGCGTGATGTCATCCAAGAAATGTACCCATCAAAAGAATGGAAGTTGATAGTAGAAGATGCGACTGAAGAATTTGGTTATTCTAATCATCATAGACTGGAAAAAAGAGGAAAAAAAGGAGAAATTATTAAATGGTGCAGTCTTGACGAAGGAATACAAAATCTGTATATAAATGAAAACGACACACTATGTCAGAGTTATTCTCTTTTGAAATACTTGAATAAACCTATTAAAAAAGATATGAAAGAAAGACAAATAGAAATGATAAAAATGTATAAAAATATAATAGAGCAACAAACATTTAAAGATGAACTTTGCGGAATGATTGAAATAATGCAAGATAAAATAAAAGATAAAAATGAAAAATATGATGAAGATAATTCAATATGGCAAGACCACACATATAATACGAGACCACCTTTAATGATTGATTTTGATACTTTGTATTGTAATATACAGGCGGTCTTAGAAAAGTGGGAGAAATTTGGTTATTTATATTTTATAAAAGATGGTAAGTGTCCTAAGAAGTAATGGAAATCTTATTTTGTTATTTGTAATTTATATTTTTTTAATTGTTCCAAGTTGTTTGGTAAACAAGAATCTTTCATGATATAAAGTTTTTCTTGATAAATTACATGAAAGACACGATACAACAAGATTATTTACATTATGTCCTTCTTCATTTTCTAAACGGTCAAATGACCATTGTTTATTATCTCTAACAGTATCATAAAATAAACGCATATCTTCTTTACAATAGTAACAAATCAATTTACTATCATACAATAATTGTAAAGCATCTTTTTTCTTTATAAATTTATTTTCATCATATAAATTTTTTAATTTATCTTGACTTTTATATCCACTAATTTTTTTATTAATTTCCTTCTGAATAATATTTTTTAAATTTTTATCTTGTAAAGAACTATTAAAAAAATCGTTCAATATATTAATTTGTTCCTGATGAGTATATTTATTCTCTGTTTCTATCCATTCAATTGTATTTGTAATTTCTCTTTTTTTTGGTAATTTTTCTTTATCTTTTTCTGGTTCAAAATTTATATTTATTTTTTTTATATTTGACATATAATAAATAATTATTTACTTTTAGATTATTTATTATAAAATTCAGATTCCATATATGAACATACTGAATCATCAAAATTGGCACTGTAAATTACTTTATATGGCATTGTGTTGTTATTATTTTCGTAAAGAAAATCCCAACTTAAATAAGCTAGTCCATTTGTTTCTAACATACAATCATAAATGTCACCTTCAAATTGTGCATAAGAACCTCTATTCATTGATGAATTTTGTGGAAAAATATTAACTGGTAGATTACCATATCCTCCTAATCTGTTAGCTAATATATGTCCAGCATCACAATCATTTTCACCATCATCTTCTAACATTCTTGAGTATTTTTGAGTACAACTAGTAGTTTCTGTGCCTTGATCCAATGATAATTTGTTAATAATTCCTTTTGCTTTTATTACAACTTCATAATTATTGTGTTTGTTGTATGTATATGTAACATTCGCATTTCCGTTACCCATTATTGCTAAATTATCACCTTCTATTGGACACGGAACAGTTGTGCAGATGCAAACACTTGAAGATAATACACTATTACGTATACCTAACAACAAAAGAAACAAAACAAAAATCATTCTTCTATAAAATAATGTGCTAATAAAACTGAATCAAAATTATAAATTAATAATCCTGTTGAGATTGTAATTACACGTATAAACGAATATAATAAACACATTAACAATAAAGCAAATAATTTAAAAATAATTATTATAATTAACTCAAAGCTATAATGATTTATTGATAAAAATAATTTTGCATACATACCTGCAATAAATATGTAATAACATCTTTTTCCACAAAAATAACTAAATTCATCATGATTTACATAGTGATTACCACAAAAACAGCATTTCTTAATTGGAACAAAATTATATATGTATTTTTCTATTTCATAAGGTATTTTATATTTTTCTATTTCATTATTATTTAACATTTTTATTATTATAGGTTATAAACATATAGGAAAAAAATATATTTTTAATTATATAATGAATGAAGAATACTTAAAAACTCAAATAATAACTTATATGGGAAATAAAAGAAAATTGTTACCAATAATAGAAGAGAATATTGAAAAGATAAAAATGAAAATAAATAAAAAAGATTTAATAACTGGTGATGCATTTTCTGGTTCTGGAATTGTTAGTCGTCTATTAAAAACTAAATCAAAAGAATTATATTCAAATGATATTGCAGGATATTCTTGCACACTAAACAATTGTTATTTATCTAGTCCTAATCAACAAACAATAAAAAAAATAAATGAATATATTGAAAAAGCAAACGATTTTGCAAATAAAAACACTCCTGTAGAACCTTGGATTTCTAAACATTGGTCACCTAAAAATAATAAAATCAACAAAGATGATAGAGTTTATTTTTCTCACGAAAATGGTAAAAGGATAGATTTGATTAGAGATTATATTTTATCAATACCCAAGAAATATCAACCATATTTATTAGCTCCATTATTAGTAGAATCTTCAATACATAATAATACAAATGGACAGTTCTCAGCTTTTTATAAAAATACAGATGGAATAGGAAAATATGGAGGTAAAAATGAAGTAGATATCAATAGAATTACAAAACCAATTAATCTTCCTATTCCTATTTTTTATAATAATGATTGCAAAATAAATATTTCACAAATGGATGCTTTAGAATGGGCAAAAGATATTAGAAAAAAAAAGAAGCTGGATATTGTTTATTTGGACCCACCTTACAACAAACATCCATACAATATTTATTATTTTTTGCTTGATATTATTAATGATTGGGATAAGCAATTGGAAATACCTAACACTAACAGGGGACAACCATTAAATTGGATTACTTCTCCTTACAATAGTTCAAAAAATGCAAAAAATGAAATGATAAAATTATTAGAAAATTTAAATGCAAACTATGTTATGTTATCATATAATGATGGTGGTATTATACCTATTTCTGAACTAGATGAACTATTGAAAAAATTTAGCAATGATATTGAAAAAATACCAATAAATCATAAAACCTACAATCGTTTAAAAGGAATCAGTAATTATAAAAGAGAAAAAGATTATAAACCCGTAAAAGAATATTTGTATATAATTAAATTTTAGTATAATTTCAAATTTTGAAGAATAAAATTGACAGTAAATTATATAAAACATATTTTATAATTTACAACTATGGTTATTGCAACTACTTATAAAGCGGAAGCATTTTGCATTAAACGCAACAGAAGTTTTGAATTTACTTTGTTGAATGATAAACAAGAAGAAATTAAAGTTACGCCAGATATAATTAAAAATTTACCAGAAAAGGTATACGGAAAAATGCTAACAAATACCACTGGTTATAATATTGAAGGTTGGTTTGAATATGTAAATGTTAAAAAAAGTGACCTTAGTTTTACTAATAAAATAGAATGATAAAGGTAATAAAAGTATGAATTTATGATAACTATGTCAAATTTTTATTATATTACCATAGCAACAAAACCACATCAAGTATTGAACAATATTATTAAAAAAATACAAAGTAATAATGAACAAATACATGTATTAGGAATGCAAGAAAATAGAAATATTGGTTGGCAGGCAAAAGGTAACTTCGGAGTAAAATTAAAAGAAGTTTATGATTTTGTTTTTCAATCTGAAATTAAGAATAATGATATTATATTATTTACAGATGCATACGATGTAATTTATAAAGGAACACAACAAGAAATCGTAAAAAGATACTTAGAAATGAACTATCCTATTGTATTTGGTTGTGAAACAACTTGTAACCCTGACCCTGAAAAACACACGCAGTATTCTAAAAAAGATGTAGTTTTTCCTTATCTAAATAGTGGAATGTTTATTGGAATGGCAGGTGCAATTAGAGAATGTATGAAAACATATAAATATGATGATAATGATGATGATCAAAGATTTTGGACACAACAATTTTTTAATAGACCCGAATTAATAAAATTAGATTACGATAACAATTTGTTTTTAAATACATATAAAGTTGATATTGAAGATATTATAATTCAAAGAGATAGTTGTTATTATAAAGGTAAAAATCCTATGTTTGTTCATGTCAACGGACCTGATAAAAGTGATTTATCAAAATTTTTATAAATGGTGGTTTATGTATAAAATTGACGTATTTTATATATAAAACAAATATAGTAGTGAAAATAAATTATTATAAGAAGAGAAATGACAAGTATAGTATTTAATACTGAAACCAATTTAGGTAATCTTGAACCATTCAAGTTATTACCAGACACGTTACAAGATTATATTTCTGATTATGTAGAAGAAGTGTATAACCAAAAATGTTTTAATAATGATTGGTATGATACAATAGAAACAATAGGATACTATTACTCATATGACTATTTATTTGACTTATTAAATAAACATTTGACTATTAGAATTATAGGACCTTTGCAAATAATTGATTGTAAAAATATGACTGGTTTTTCTCACAGATGCTATAAATTTATAACATGTGATGAAAAACGAGAGGTTGGATTTTATTATGATTATTTAAAAATGCCTGATGGAGGAAAAAAATATATATGGGAGGACGACATGATAGATAAAAAAAAAGCTACTCAACTTATTATTGATAAAATAGATGGCTATATAAACTCAGACAATTATGACTCATCAGTTATGTATAAAGTAAATAAAAAGTTGTTAGATAATTATGATAGTTTGTCAAATTAAAAAATTTTTATAATTTATATTTTGTATTATTTGTATTATTTTTTATTGATTTGTATTTGGAATGGCTCTCCAATTAATTCAACGGATTTTTTTGCACTTTTTTAATTGTAAATAAAAACTTCTGTGGTAGTTGAAGCTGGATTTTTTGAATTGATAGCTCTTCGTGCTATTATATCTTCAGAATTAAAATCTTTTAAACTTTCTGTAACCAAATCAACTTTTGCGTTACTCATAACAAAACGAACATTTATTTTACTTAAATTTTTTATTTCATCAAACAAGCATTTATGCATGTCCAAATTAAACCCATCATTGACATATCCAACAAAAGATTTTTCATTTTCGGGCGCATAGGGCGGATCCAAATACACAAAATCTCCTTCTTTTGGATTTTTTATTGAATCTGTAAAACTACTCTGTTTGAATTCCACATCTTTAATTAAGTCACTTATTGTATTCAAATCTTCTTTACTAATTACAGTTGGAGTAGTTTTATAATTTCCAAAAGGAACATTAAAACCATTTGGTCCTTCTCTATACATTCCACGAAAACAAAGTTTGTTTATAACCATAAATAATGCTGAACATTCTACTGTTGACTTATCTATAGTGTTAAATTTATTCCTCAACCAA